CTGGCACAATAGTGCCCTAACATCGGTATCGTGCTGTTTGTCATCTGGCGTAAACGACATTAAACAAGCTCTTCTTCAAAGTGACCAAACAGCGTAACCCTTCCGCTAGTTGATTCAGTCTCTTGATTGATTTGAAGGTATTGATTTTTACCTAATATAAAGCCATCCAACTCAGCCCTAAAGGACTCTGTTGTATTAATAGTGTAACTCACTATCGGTGTTGCATCAGCTACCGCCGTTTCGTCATCGTATGCTTCATAGCTCTCATTCGCTATAATTGAGCCATTCAAGCTTGTTCCAGTGACAGCTGTTCCTGTCGCTGTTGTCGTCTCCGTTCCAATGCCGATATCATACGAACAAACCACGTTAGATGGTTCAAATACCGCATATGATAAGATCAAAAACTTGTCGCTGGTATTTTTGAGGAATAGCCGCGTATCCCCTGCATCAATATCACTGTTAGTGGATCTCCACGCATAAGCATCACCCCTAGCTGAAGCGTGCTCTAGCTCTGTTTCGGTTATCGCTCTAACCTCTAACTCGCCATCCTGCGTGGATTTAATCTGTGTCTCTGTGCCATTCTGTGAGACTCCTTTAACTACAAAATATGTCATGCTCTACCTCGCAAACCATTCATTTTCATCTATAAAGTACTGAAGAGTAAGCGCAGTACCTTTACGCCTTATTTTACCAGCATTCTCGCCATTTATTAAACGCCCGTTACCGTTAAGCCCTATCAAAGTACCGTCACCATTCCTCACGATCACGGCGCTGTAATTACTAGGAGATGCAGGTAAGGTTATAGTTGCCTTATTTTTAGCGTTAACAAACTCATAATTATTTGCAGTGTAATTGTCGCTAGCGCTCACAGGGATAAAGTAAGCGGCGATTATTAAATCAGCCACATCAGCCTCTAGGTCATCTATGTCAGCTGCGTTCACAGCTATTCCAGCTGCGTTCACAGCTATCCCAGCCGCGTTAAGTGATATATTGGCCGCATTTGTAGCTATGTCAGCTGTGTTGGTGGCAATATCTGTGGTGTTGGTAGTGATATTATTGGCATTGGTTGAGATGTTAGCAGTATTGGTAGCAATATTAGCGGTGTTTTCTGCTACATCCTCTTCTAACTCTGTTAAGTCCTGATCATTCCCCTCAATAAGATCTACGCCGCCGCCAGTGCGCTGCCACATGTCATGCTTCCAGCGATTATCATATTCAAACCACGCTCTAATCTCTGGGTCTTGCAAAAATTTAGCAGGAATAGGCTGTATAAACGGATCAACTTTAGCCACTAAATGCCTCCTGGCTTAACTTCTATATCAGCGCCATATAAAGAAAGAAACACAGGATCACTACAGCGAACTTTAATAAATAACGATTTAAAATACTTCAAATAGTCATAACTAACTTTAGTATCACCTTCTCCGGTTCTACCAGCTAATACGTCCTGCTCATTAGTGAAAGAGTCGCCGCCATCAGTAGAGACGCTAACCATTAATTGCGGATTGCTGCCTTGACCAGTCGCCAAACCCGTACCTGTCTCCAGGTTGAGCCATATTCTAGACATTAGCGCGTTATCACCACCTACACCTAAATCTCTAGACGTGATAGGCCCAAATATGCGCTCATTAATAATGACCTCGCCGTTATTATCATACGCATCTAAGTTAAGTTCTAACACACTCCCGCCATCTGCGCACAATCTCTTTCCATAGCACTCTACGAACGAATCAAACCTATACATATCCTCGTTAGCCGTAGTAGATAGATTAAACCAGGCTTTTGAGGATTCGTTAAATACAAAAGTCTTCCCTTGCACATTAAGCTTGTAAAATGATTGCCCCTCTATGCTCACTACGTCACCAATAGCGCCTGATAAATCACCCAGCTGATCCAGCTCATGGCTAATGGCAATTGAGGTAATATTCTCCGGCTGAGTTGCCGAGAAACGATATACGCGTCTGTCATCTCCAAGAAAATAAATATACTCATCTGTAGCTTGGACAGAATGAAGCGCCGCCAAGCCCACAGGCATAGTGGCGTTACTAACCCTTGCAATAGGTGGATCACCAGCCCCCGTAAAATACCAAACCTCTACGGTGCCTGTGCAAAATATATACAACTGCTCACGCCACACAAAAACCCTAACCGTATCGTCTGGCTTACTCTCTGCTCTAGCGATGTAATCAGCGTTCAGGTTATCGGGATCACCCGCCTCAGCCAGTTGGAATTTATTATCATCCCCGTCATACGTCATATAGTTATTAAACAATGCGCATGAGCTGGCATTTTCATAATTACCATCACTTATTTTTGACAATGTGTAGCCCGTTATTTTTGTTCCGGTTAACTGATAGCCATTATTGCCCATTTCATTACCAGTGGTAATTATTAAATTAGTACCATCACTCTCAAATATACACCTTGTTGTTCCCGCTATTGAGCCCAAAGAGGTGGCATTAAAAAGTGAGTCTATCTTGTATAGCGTATTGCCAGTTACCTTGTACAGCTCATCATTAAATACTGTCATACCTCTATTAATGCCTGACCCACTAAACACAGATGTTAGCCCAGGCCACGAAACTAGAGAAGATTCAGCAGCGCCAGTAAGCTCTATTTGCGGAATTAGATTCATAGTTTTTTGAATACTAACCGCTTTACTTCTATGCTTGTACGTCTGCCCCACTATCTTTAACGGGACTTTACTAAATGCTGTCGCTCTCATGGTGTAGGCCCGTCTATTCTCATCGCCGGAGTAGGCCCTATACGACCTTTAGCATCTTGATCATTAGCTTGTTTTATCGCATTCTGAAACTTTTGATAATAATAGTTAGATACATCAGGCTCCATCGCCCAATCAAACAAGGCCCATAAAGCACCAAATAGATAAATATCTGGGAATCGTGTTAATACTTGGTTTGTAGTGTTTGTATCATCTAGAACGGTCAACTGTTTCCAGTACTGCATCTCAATCGTATAAGTAGCGTCAGCAGTACGATCAAACTCCAATTGAGTGGTAACAGTGTAGCTAGAGGGAATACCCGAAGCGGATTTAATAACTAATGATTCAGGAACCGCAGATCTCAGCTCATAATTTTTAGAGCCTGATACTAGTCTTAATCTGCGCATTTCAATGAAGCTATCAGGAAGCTCAAGGTAACGACCGCTAGTATCTGCCGTTGCCCTAGCCTGCATATCGCGAATGCGGATAGTTTTATACATCTCCGCTTCGCATAGGTCTATAAAGTCATCTACAAAAGTCGAAACGTCATCACGCTTTGACCACTTGATTATTGCATCTTTCAGATTGTCGTAATTGTTCAAAGGCACGTTTCACCACCACATAAAAGCCGCCACGGGTTTTCTGTACACATTGTACATCAAAACGGCTATCAAGTTTAGTTAGCCACCATAACATAGGCTCTTGGATTAAATGTGCGTTACGACCATCAGACAAAGTTTTGACAGCAGGGCCTGTGTGAATAGTGAAAAAACCTACACTTTCAGTCACTCGCTTAAGGTCATCTAAAACATCATCCAAGCATTCAGGCTCTATATGCTCTAGCACATCAATACAGCATACCATCTCGCAAGGGTCGGGCGTGTCAGCTAAGTCTGGGTTAGATGGCTCATAACCGTAAAACGTGGCCGCTCGCTGTAGCATATGCTCATTAGCGATTGTTTTAGCCAGTCTACACTTACCAGCACCGTAATCGAGTATTTCACTCACACCAAACTGATTGATTATCTTAGCCACTAAAGGCGCGAACTCTACTGAAGCCACACCGTAATTAGGATTTTCATGTAGCTTTCTTTGTTCTTCTCGATACTCTTCACTAATCAACATAAACAATCACCCCCCACTACATAATAGCTCCAGTCGGTACTGGCATCACCCCAACAAATACGAATTTGATTATCTCTATTCATAAAACTCCCCTCTTCGAGTGCGTAATCTGGCGAGTAAATAGATTGGCCTGGCAACGAAATAATAAACTTAAACATAAACCTCTCCCATTTATGGTCATGCAGAACCAACTGATTTATTAAGTGCATATAGCATCCTTTCTCTTTCTTCAAACCATTCATCTGCGAACTCTTGGTCTCTATATTCGTTAAAGCATGGAGATCCTAAAGTGTGATGCACTATCTTAGCATTGGTGTTAGGCTCGTATTCGCCCACAAGATGATTGTACTCTATAGGCAGGCTTCCCACCCTATCCTCTGTCGTCCATTGCATTTGATGGAGGTATTTACCGCTAGCAGTATTAACAGCATCTGGTGTTAGGTTTTGGCACGCATCTGCATGACAATTAAATACCATTAGCGAACTCCAATTTTTCTTCGGATAAAGGTGCTGCTTATTGCCTAAAAACTTCTCTGTAGTTTTTGGCGTGTAATCTGCCTTGCACACAAATACGTCTTTATCGCCCTTGCATAAATTAAATACCTCAACCACATCGCACCTAAATAGAAAATCTGAATCTACAAACATCGCCTGGCCTTGATACCCGCAAAGCCAAGGTGTTAGAAATCTAGAGAAGCTAAATTGAGTAGATCCATCCTCTAACCCTCTTGTAAATTCTGGTATGTTAGCCTTATTTATCGGAATTATAGATACTGGCTGAGAGCTATGCCTCATCAAAGAGTGAGCCGCAACCCAAAACGCCACTGTTTCTGCTGGCTCAAAGCCAATCGCAACCTTATATATCATATTGCTCTCCCGTGATTCTCATGAAAATTATATTTAATTTCTGCTGTTTTTCTTACGCATATCGCCTCGAACTTATCCTCGTAGGCACCCAGACACTCTCTGCCTTGATTAGCGCTCACCTGTACAATCCATTTATTTATACTTCTACTGTAATGAATGCCAGGCAGCCCACTCTTATTGTCTTTTCGCCTTATCATATTACGCTGGTTTTGGCTTTGCGTTACCTGTCGTAAATTTGTAATTCTATTATCAAGCTTGTCATGGTTTATATGATCGATCTGTCCCACCGGAAGTTCGCCATACACGTAAAGCCAAGCCAATCGATGCGCCTTATAAACATTCTTATCAATCTTTATATTTAAATAACCCCACTGGCACAGCCTATTAGACAATTTACCAGCAAATCTTGCATTCCAAGCGTTCATAGCGCGCCTAGATTTAAAATGTGTTATAGGTCTAGCCTTTCGAATAAATATTCCGGCTTCAGGATTGTAGTCGAGACATTCTTTAAGGTATTCTTGTGTCAGTTCCATAGCTATCGCCTTAGTTATGAGAATTAGAAGAGAGGGTGTTACAGCACCCTTTTTTCGATTATAGTCCCTTTTCTTTTATAAGACTAGCTACCCTTTCCGCACACTCTCTCCAACTTCCTTTTTGCCTAACAAGATAAACAGAAGAGTACCAAGGGAAGCTCTCCCCCTCTAAATGATATCTATATCCTGGCTGCTCTGGAACCAGAACAATACAGGGGATACCAAGACTTCCAGCTATATAAACAACAGTTGTGCAAGCTGTCACCACATAGTCGAGCTGTGAGACTAAAGCAAACAACTCATCAAAATCCTGACCTTTACCTGTAACTTTTGGATAGTGCTTTAAGCTGTATTTAAAAAGCAGCTCTAGTGCAACCTCTTTGTACTCCAGATTTATATAAGTATTCCCATTATTAAACACAGGCTCTAAATCACACAGCTCCATACTGCGCCTTCTCTTGCCAGTTCTACTCCTGCCTCCACGCCAAGCCACACCGACTTTTTTCCCTTTAAATGTGTCAAATAGCGCGCCCCACATTACCTTTAAATCTGGATCTACCGCCATGTAAGGGGAGCCTGGAAAGTCTGACTCTTTTTTTCGGTATTTGTAAGGGAGCTGCCCAATAGCCGTTTGATATCTAGGCTTGTGATAATCCAGCACTCTAGAAGTTTTATTGAATCTATCCCCATAAACATGACACTCAGGGAATGAGGTTTTGAAAACTCCCTCTAGTCTGCTTTCTGCATCAATAATCACCTCAAAGCCATCAGCTATTAAATCTGGAATACATGAGGCGTACATAACACCATCCCCGCAGCCTTGTTCCAGGTATACAACAATAGTTCCAGGCTCGCTATCTGGTGTCCACTCCTCACACCCGTAATCACGATGCTCTCTAGAATCTACACCCAGCGTTTTATAGAAGTCTCTGAAGCCTCGCTTAAAGTCCCTCTCCATTAGATAACCCAGTGAGCGATTCTGAAGCGCAGAGAGTGATTTAGGGTTTAACTCTAGGGCTTTGTCAGATAAATAAATACATCGCTTAGGGTTAGCCTGCTGAAGCGCTATAAGACCCTCATTGGCATAAGCATTGGCGTTATCGGGCTGGAGTCTTTGGGCCTTTCTAAAGTGTTTAATAGCCTCATCGGGCCTAACCTCCTCAACACACATACCCATATTGACGTATATTTCGGCTTGATTAGGTCTAAGATCACAGCATCTTTGATACACGTTATACGCCATACCAAAGCGCTCAGCCTTGAGAAAAATATAACCCGTAATGAATAACGCCTGTTGAGCGTGAACATCATCAAAGTGCTCATTTAATACTTCATTGCAAAGTACTAGCGCTCTGTCTGGCTCAACCTCTGCCAGATCCTTTGCCTCTCTTAATTTGTCTAGCATTCATCCCCCCTTTATGTGTTCCGCACTAAATGCGATTTACTGTCCTTAGATACATGTACTCCCGTGATTGTAATAATTTTTCTATTTTCGGGAGGTCATCTTCATTAAAGATATCTAAATTATACTTACTCTTCCATTCCATAATCACCTGATTAGGCACTGAGGCGAAATGATACCAATCATCCTTTCTACCTGCATGGATAGAGTCATTCTGCTTTCGCTTATTTCTTTCTAGAATATGTTTGCAGTCTTGAACCTGCTGAATAAACGTCTTGCCTGTCCCGTGATCATAATCATGATAGGTGGCAGTTTTAGTTAAAGGGTCGTAATCAACTAAGCGTTTACTCATCATCTAGCTCCGTAGGCTCTGTGACGTTATAACACTTATCCCAAGCTTCTTTATACTTCTTATCATTCTCAGCTTTAAAGTGCTTACGCTTCCATACTTCATACATCTCATACTTATCGAAAGTATCAATATTCTTTTCAATGATCTTGTCTACTTCGGATTTTCTTGGCATTACTAACTCCCTCAAGATATAAAAAAGGAGGCCGAAGCCCCCCTTTACGCTTTTATACTAGCTTAATCTTAGATTAAGATGTAGTCAAGTCTCGAACCTGAGCAGATGCTGCCTCGTTCTTAACTTCTAGCGTGTACTCCGCAATCAATAGAGATTTATCACTATCACCAGTCTTAGCTAGTGGTGATATCTCCATGTTACGCAACATAGATACACCCAGATATTCCATATCGAGTACGAATGCTACCTCGTCACGCTGGAAGCGGTTAGGAACCACCTTAAGCGTACCAAAATTAGACTTATAGAAGTCTACAGCACCCATCAACGTTACGTCTTGGCCGCTTTGTGCATCAGTTTGTAGCGTAGAAATACCAGTAAAGCCTGATACTTGAGTGCGATTGTGAGGGCCAACCATGATAATCTTAGGATCACCGCCTTGAGTCCAACAATTCTGAATTGCTGTATCAAGCGAAGCCTTCTCAAACGTACCCGCAATGGTAGAATCTGTTGGAGCCGCTACTGTACCAGAAGAGAAACCAGGGACAGTTTGAGCTGTACCAGTACCCTCTGAGACGTAGTTAGTAGACAACCAAGACTCTAGACCACCTAATGAGCGAGCCGTGCCCGAACCACCAGCAGAAGAAGCTTGATTCTGAGTCAAGGCAAATTCCATATCGCGCTTAATCTCACGACCACGCTTTGCAACCTGATATGAGAACTCGTCTGCTCTACCTGCAGAATCTACCGAGCGCTGAGTACCTGAGACCTGTACTGTCTTACGAGAGATCTGGCAGTAGTTACCCACACGTGTAGTAGGAGAAAGTGTATTCGCCGTAGCGTCATCGCCTTCCAACTGACGGTTAGAAGCCGCTGCGTCTAGCGCATCAGTCTGCCACTCATGGTAAACCGCAGATGCAGTGTTTTTAGAAGCCTCAGATAGAAATGGTGTATCCATCGGAGAAATATCAAAGATTGCCTCAGCCAAATCCTCACGGTTACCCGTTACGGAATAGGTCAAGACTGTTTGAGCTGGAACTGTCATAAAGTCACCTATTTAAATTTAAACATTTCACTAAATGCGGCCTGTGCATCACGCAAATTACCGCTCTTTTTAAGTTTGGCCCTATTAGCCTTCAAAGCCTCTGCCTCTACATTAGGTTTCGCACCGCCTGTAGGCTCGACACTCTTAGGTCTTTTAGTTACCCGTTTAGCTTCGATGTCTTGAGTCTTAATATTGTCAAACATCATCGCCTTACGAGCCATAGCCAAAAGTCTTGCATCTGTTGGCCTACCATCTTTAACTCCAATTAATTGAAGCTCTTGATCGTTAAAGCCCAACTCTGCTAGATAAGGTTGCAAAGCAGCTAAATCAGAATCTTTCTTACCAGAATCCAGCCAATCAGGTATCAATTGAGGCACCTTTTCAGACTGCAACCCTAATAATTCATCCTGCTGTTTAGCAAGCTTACCCTGTTGCTCTTGCCGCCATGACGTGAGCTTATCGGCTTTCTTCTTAATCTGATCAAACTTTCTCCAGTACGCATCTGGGTCGTATTCTTTCAGATCAAGCATTTCCTGAGACTCTAGGTTATCCACTTCAAACTGGATTAACTCTGCTGCCTCCTGGAATTTACCGTCTAGCTCTGTCTGCTTAGCTTCTAGAGACTTTCGGTTATCGCCTAGCTCCATTGTCTTTTTGCGGTAGTCTGCTTCCATCATTAACCCTTTAGGGATTAAATCAATATCCACATCATCCGTTAAAAGCTCAAATTCAACATCGCGATCACCTAGTTTTGCTTTGAATCTTCTGCTCGCCTCTTCCGTGTCGC